CTGTTATAAAAGTCCCAGAAAGTCATTAGTAGGATGGTTTTTAGGTAAACCTTTTAAGTAATGGAAACTCTTATATTAGAAAAGAAAGACGAGGTGTATCTAACGGTTGATGCTGACCCAAGTATTCAACGAGAACTATCTGAGTTCTTTACATTCTATGTGCCTGGATATAAGTTCATGCCTGCCTTTCGCAATCGTATGTGGGACGGCAAGATACGAATGTTCTCTCAAAAGACAAAAGAAATCTATTTCGGTTTGTTTCCGTACATCAAAGCATTCGCAGAAGAACGAGGATACAATGTTGTCTGTGGTGAAGATGTTGATATAGAAAACAAAGTATCAAGAGAACTTGTTGAAAAGTTTTCTAATAGTCTAGGTCAGAAGTTTGAGGCAAGAGATTATCAGGTCGATGCTATCTATCACAGTCTAAAATTTAATAGAGCATTATTGTTAAGTCCTACTGCAAGTGGTAAATCATTTATTATATACTCACTTATTCGATACTATTCACATCTAATCAAAGACGATAACAACAATCGAATACTACTAATCGTGCCGACAACTTCACTTGTAGAACAAATGTATTCTGACTTTCAAGAGTATGGCTGGAATGTAGAAAAATATTGTCATAGATTGTATAGTGGATATTCGAATGTAACTGACAAGAAAGTTTTGATATCGACATGGCAGAGTTTGTTTCGTTTGCCTAAGGCATACTTTGACCAGTTTGGCGTTGTGTTCGGTGATGAGGCACATCTGTTTAAATCAAAATCATTGACAGAGATTATGTCTAAACTGACAGACTGCAAATACAGAATCGGGTTGACAGGAACACTTGACGGCGCTCAGACACATAAACTTGTGTTAGAGGGTTTGTTTGGGGCTGTCAATAAAGTTACATCAACAAGAAAGTTAATGGACAAGAAACAACTCTCAAATCTAACTGTTCGTTGTCTGATACTGAAACATACACCAGAACATTGTCAAGCGATTTCAAAAGGCAAGTATCAAGATGAGATTGACTATCTTGTCAGTAGTAAATCAAGGCAAAACTTCATTCGTAACCTTGCAATTAAACTAGAAGGCAACACTCTTGTATTATTTCAACTCGTAGAGAAACATGGTAAGAATCTACATGAGATAATAAAAGAGAAGGCAGCTGATGGTAGAAAAGTCTTTTATATTTTTGGCGGTGTTGAGGCAGATGAACGAGAAGCAATTCGAGGCATTGTTGAGAAAGAAAAAGATGCTATCATTGTTGCAAGTTATGGCACATTCTCTACTGGTGTCAATATTAAGAATCTACATAATATCATATTTGCAAGTCCGTCTAAGAGTAGAGTGAGAAATCTACAATCGATTGGTCGTGGTCTAAGACTAGGCGATAACAAGGTAGATGCTACATTATATGACATTGCTGATGATATGACATGGAAGTCTAAAGAAAACTTTACTCTTAAACACTTTCAAGAGAGAATAAACATCTACACAGAAGAAGAATTTGATTACGAAATGCACAGCATAGACCTCAAGGACTGATAAATATAAGTATGGAAACATTAAACGAACCAACGCACCCTACTGATTACAGATTAGCAAAGTTAATGGACGGAAGTCTACTAATGGGAACTATCTCTGTTGATGACGAACATATGAGAATTATTAACCCGTTAGAGTTAGTAACAATACCTCGTATGACAAACGAGGGCCTAAAAGAAGATACAACTTTATCAAAATGGATACCATTTACTGATGATGTAGAGTTTGTTATTGCAAAAGACAAAGTAGTTGTTATAACTTTAGCGTCTGTTGATTTAGCACATTACTATGAAGTTGTGTTAGATAAAATTGAAACGAGTGATGCCAAAATCAGACCGGCATTGAGTGCTGACGATATAGATAGAATATTAGACCTCGCAGAAGAAGATGATGAAGAGCTGCTCGAATGGGATGAAGAAGGCGGTAATGTAATAGGTGGTCATAAGATAGACTCTAAGAAGTTTCACTAGGTTCTAGGTAGCTTTATGGTCTCTCACCGCATCTACATATGCGATTATACACGACTTTTTTCATCTTGTCAAGCGTTTATTCCCGATAAATTAATATCATTATATGCTTGACATTTCTTTTCAACTCTAGTATAATAGACACTATGAATAAAACAACTAATAGAAACATTAAAAAAGAAACTCAGTTGAAACATACGAAAGAGAAACTTCATGATTTGAAGGATACAAAAAGTCGTAAGAAACTTAATCTAGTTAAAAAACTAAAGAATCTTATGAAGCGTAATGAAAGAAAAGGATTATAATATGGCAGAAGAAGTAAAACTAAAACCAAAACAGAAACCTCATTATGTAGATAATAAGAAGTTTCTTAAAGCAATGACAGAGTATCGTGAGTTAAGAATTAAAGCCGAAGAAGAAGGCAAAAGACGACCTACTGTTACTAATTATATAGGTGAATGTTATCTAAAGATTGCTAATCACCTATCATATCGACCTAACTTTATCAACTATACATATCGAGATGATATGATTTCAGATGGCATAGAGAACTGTCTACAATACATGGACAACTTCGACCCCGAAAAGAGTAAGAATCCATTTGCATACTTTACACAGATTATATACTATGCATTTATTCGTAGAATTCAGAAAGAGAAGAAGCAACAACATGTTAAACAAAAGATGATTCAGAACTTCGGTATTGAAAACATGATGGACTCTCTAGACGGCGATGATACACAATATCAAAGTCAAATGTTAGATTTTTTAAGAAGAAATAGTAGAGAAGAACTACCAGAAGATAAGAAAAAAGAAACTTAAAAAATAATATATTATGAAAATAGCCTTATTGAACGACACCCATTTCGGTGCCAGAAACGATAGTCTTATATTTGATGATTTCTTCCATAAGTTCTATGATGAGGTATTCTTTCCTTATCTAAAAGAACACAACATCAAAACGCTTATTCACTTAGGCGATGTTGTAGATAGAAGAAAGTTTATTAACTTCAGAATCGCACATAACTTTAGAAATAAGTTTATGAAAAGACTATGGGATGAAAAGATAGACACTCATGTCATTATCGGCAATCACGATATATACTATCGAAACACAAACAAAGTAAATGCCATAAAAGAGTTATGCACAACTCCTGACGGCGTTAATGAGCCTTGGATATATGAAGAAGCAAAAGTAGTTGACTTTGATGGTACAAAGTTACTGATGATGCCTTGGATTAATCCAGAGAATGAAGCAGCCTCAATTGAAATGTTAAAGACTGCCGAAGCAGATGTCTGTATGGGTCATTTTGATTTGAATGGTTTCAGTATGAATGATGCCATGAAACAAACACATGGTCATGACAAGAGTATTGTAAGTCGTTTTGAAAGAACTTATAGTGGTCATTTTCACCATAAGAATGATGATGGTCAAGTATTCTATCTAGGCAATCAATACGAAATCACATGGTCAGATTATAAGAATCAGAAAGGATTTCATGTCTTTGATACTGAAACAAGAGATGTAGAGTTTGTGCCTAATCCAAATACTATGTTTATCAAACTGCATTATGATGATGTACTAACAAATTATGACAAGATTGATATTACAGAATACAATCAAAAGTATGTGAAGTTGGTTGTTGTCAATAAGAAAGACAATGAAATGTTTGACAGATTGCTTGAAAGACTGTATAATGATATATCTGTACACGAACTAAAAATACTAGAAGATTATTCTGACCTATCTGCCGCCAATGTAAGTGATGATGTTGCTGAAGGCTCAGAAGATACAATGAAACTAGTAAGTAACTATGTTGAACAACTTGAACTTGACCTTGACAAAGAAAGACTCAAGGTAATGATTAAAGAAATGTATATTGAGGCACAAGACACGGACGCTATTAAATCATGATAACATTTAAAAAGATAAGATATAAAAACTTTTTATCAACAGGTCAACAGTTTATTGAGATTGACTTAGACACATCGCCCACAACACTAGTTGTTGGCAATAACGGCGCTGGTAAATCTACTATGTTAGATGCTATGTGTTTTGGTTTGTTTGCAAAACCATTTCGTGCTGTAAAGAAAGACCAACTCGTCAACACAATCAATGAGAAAGATTGTATCGTTGAAGTAGAGTTTATCATAGGTAAAAAACAATATAAGATTATACGAGGCATTAAACCTAACATCTTTGAGATTTGGTGTAATGGTGATATGTTAAATCAAGATGCCGCCGTTAGAGATTATCAGAAACATTTAGAACAACACATTCTCAAATTAAACTTTAGGTCATTCACACAAGTTGTAATACTAGGCAACGCCTCATTTGTTCCTTTTATGCAACTAAGGGCAAGACACAGACGAGAAGTTGTTGAAGAAATCCTAGACATTGAAATCTTTTCTAAACTGAATTTAATGTTTAGAGAGAAACAAAAGGCACAAGACGAAACAATCAAACAAGCAGATTTTGATTTTCAGTTGTTAGATGGCAAGATAGACACACAACAGAAACATATAGATGATATCAGTAACACGAATAAAGATACTGTTAATTTAAAACAAGTTGCCATTACTAATTCAGAAACAGATATAAAAAACTATGAAGAAGATATTGCTCGTGTAAAAAGAAAGATTACAGATTTACAAACAGAGATACTTGACCAAACAAAAGTAACGAACAAACATGGTAAACTGACTAGCATGGAAGCAAAGTTAGAGAACACTTGTATCAAACACAAAAAAGAATTAAAGTTTTTTCAATCACATGACGATTGTCCTACCTGTCAACAGTCGATTGATGAGGCATTTAAAAAGGCAACGATAGTTGTCAAAGAAGCTAAAGTTGTAGAACTTGAACTAGGTATGGAACAAATTGATAATGCAATTCAAACATCACAGAAAAAACTAGATAAGATTAATCAAACTGTTGTTGCAATACGAGAAAAAGAACTACTAATTAATCGTTATGAAACTTCTATAAGTGAAATTGAGAAATACAAATCTAAGATACAAAAAGAAGTAGATGACCTATCAGATGAAAAGTTTTCAACAGGCGTTGCTACAGGCGAACTGAATCAACTACAAGAACAACTAACTGAGGCAGGTAAGAGTAAATTAAAACACAAAGAAGAAAAGGTATATATAGATACTGCAAGACATTTGATGCAAGATACTGGTATTAAGACCAAGATTATCAAACAATATCTACCGATAATGAATCAGTACATCAATAAGAATCTTGCTGATATGGACTTCTTTGTTAATTTTAGTCTTGATGAGGAGTTCAATGAAACAATTAAATCAAGACACCGAGATGATTTTCAATATCACTCTTTTAGTGAAGGCGAAAAACTAAGAATTGATTTGGCAATACTATTCACCTGGCGTGAGATTGCTAAATTAAAGAACTCAACAAATACAAATCTATTAATACTAGATGAGATATTTGACAGTTCGTTAGACACGGCTGGTACAGATGAGTTCATGAGAATATTATATCGAACAATGAGCAAAGAAAATGTGTTCGTAATATCTCACAAAGGGGATACTTTAATCGATAAGTTCCCAAGAGTAATGAAATTTGAAAATATAAAAACTTTACACGGATGGCAGAATAATGGCA